TGTTTAGACCAACTTGCACGGCCCTCTTAATCTTATCTTCTACGGGTCCATACTCACCTTTTTCAAGTAAGTCGGCTGATTCTAAAATAGCTCGCTCAAGTCCCTTGTGTCGAATAAAAGTTTCAAAATCTGTTAACAGCCAATTATAGTGTTCTTCTCTAAGATCCTCTGCTGGCTTTAATGTGCTACCAGTGGCTGCATTGATAATGTCAGATGTAGGCATGATCGAATGCTCAGTGACATATTCATTTAAAAATTTTGCCGGCGCCTGTAGTCTACGATCAAATAACTCTGCATCAAAAATATTTTGACAACGAACAAACGTGGCCGCATCTCCTAACATCATCTCTAGATATACTTTTTGTATATCAAACCCATAATCTATATTCTGTTTTGTCATTCTTATATTATACTACCTATCAGGTAAAAACTCTAATTTTATGGCGTGACTCGAAATTACGTGCATCTATATGATCGTTCACTATAGGCTTGCCTTTGATATTTAAACTAGTATTCAACAACATCGGGCAACCAGTGCGATCATACCATGCTTCTAGCAGCAGTCTAAATGCACTGCCGTCGGCAGGCACGGTCTGCACACGACTAGTGCCATCTTTGTGAACAATCGCAGGATATAGATCGGGATGCTTGCAACGAGCAACTACCTGCATATATCTGCTGTCTTTCCATCCATGTGGCATGTTGAAATAATTATTAACATGTTCTTCTAGAATGGCCGGGGCAAAAGGTCTAAATTCTTGTCTTTGTTTAATTTTATTTACTTTATCCTTGATGTCATTGCCACGGGGATCTGCTAACAAACTTCTATTACCCAAGGCTCTTGGTCCAAACTCTGCAGGACCACGGGCCACGCCACATATTTGATTTGATACAAGATAATCAACAATTTGCTCATTAGAGTGTGCCATGCCCATGTCGTAGCCTAGGAATGGCGTAAAGTCTTTGGGATACATACACCATTGGGGATTGTGTGCCAGTACAGCGCCAATAGCACTGCCTGCGTCACCAGGATTGGGCATGATCCAAGTTTGATCAAAGTATCTGCCTGTTAGATAGTTAGCCGAACAATTTAATGCACAACCTCCCATGAGCACTAGATTTTTACTGGGACTTAACTTAGATGCTTGGCATAGAATTCTATCAAAGGCCATTTCGTATACCTGCTGTGTTGCTGCTGCTAGATCAAAAACATCCTTGAGATTCAGATCAGGTCGCCAGTCCATACAGCCCCTGTGTAGGTCACGTCTAAGTCTAAAAGGATGCTGTAGGTCGTCATTGGGCAATTCTAATATCTCGTCTAGAATAACTCCTGTAAACTTATTAGCATCACCATAGGCGGCCATGCCCATTAAAATATATTCTTCTTCATTGGGCTTAAGATAACATCTCTGTGTCATGGCACTGTAGAATAACCCCAGACTGTGAGGATATCCTATAGTGTAGACGCATTTTAATTTATCACCTCGTCCCCGCCATATACTGTATGTGGTAAACTCACCAATGGCATCTATAACTACCACACAAGCTTCGTCAAATCCGCTGGTGTAATAGCCAGCAGCCGCATGGCTATGATGATGCCGAGTATATTTAATTGGAGCAATAATACCATACCCTCTTAGATACTGTTTTATGTTGTTCTTTGGCCACATCAATCCTTGGCCAGCACGTAGTTGACGCAGAGTTTTTAAATAAGGATTCTCATACCAAATCACTTGATCCGGCATGCCACCAAATTTAGTCTTGACATAGTTTACCATCTCGTTGCATAGATCTCCGTCATTTTTCTTACCACTGAATCTTTCACTGTGGCTGGCAAATACTATATGCTCGTCATGAAATACTGCCAACGCGGCATCGTGGCTATTGGCACTAATACCCCAAGTAATCATTTGTAAATGAAGGGATCACGGCGCCGTAATTCTTTCATCCTTCTTCTTAATATGATCTTTTCTTTTACCCATGTATAGGGCCAAACGATAAATTTTATAAGTTTCATTTTTTAATCCAAGTTTTTAATCTTAAACGAATTTTAAGCTCTGTATTTAATTTATTATTCATTATGATCCATAGCGTAGTGAGTTTACCATAAAACTTAACAGCATCATTAACATCTTTAACACCAGGTGCCCAGTCTGGCATACTCACTGCCCAGCCCAGTTTTATTGCCTGTTCTACAGTTTCTAATCCTGCATGATCTCTATCGGGCACTAGTATAACTTCACGTTGCAGTTGATTGATTAGTATTTGTTGTCCTGCTTTGATCTCTGCACCCAGTAATGCCACACCACCTATACTAATAGCATCAAACGGACCTTCTGTAACAATTACATACTTCCTATCATCAAATTGATTGTCTAGATTAAAAACATAACCGGGTTGTTGTTCGCTGATGTACTTTGGATTACCATCTGTTATTTTACGGGCAGTATAACCAACAGTACGACCTTGATAGGTAAATGGCAGTATGACTCTGTTTTCAAATCCTGGGGTCCAATAGAAATGTTGATTCAATGGATCGTATCCCCTATTCACAACATACTCAACTACCTTGGCAAAACTTTCTTCTTGTTCAGGAGCAATAATACCTAACCATGCATCTAAACTATGTGAATCCTGCGGCAGTGCTCTAGGTAAAAATGTTGGCACTAAATTTTCTATCTTACTGGGTCCGTCTTCTTTAAGTCTAAGTGCTTCAAAGGACAGTTTAGTTATAACGTCGTCTGGTATATGCAAAGATTTCATTAACTGCTTCAGTTTTGCAGTTATAGGTCTGCCTGGTTGCCAGCTTGCTTTAAATTGACAGTTAAAACAGTGATACGATATAGCTTCACCTGCATTAACAATAAATCCACCACGCTGTCTACGATCGTCACAACAGGGCGCATTGAAACTTATCCAACCACTGGGAGTATGTTTTCTTTTAGCAGGTAAGTATTGACTAACTGTATCGACTATTAGGCTCATAGCCTATTATAACAAATTGCCACTGGGTTGTCAAGCGTTGTAAAAGTCAATGGTAAAATTAACAACTTTTCCAGTAGTTACTGTTGGATTTTTGGTGTAGTTTACTCGTATATATGTATATTGAGAAATGTCAATATCTGAAAAAGTAATTGTAGTATCTACTGAAGTTACTGTTTGATTTTCTAATTTAGTACCTTTATAGGTAAAGGATTCGTTGCCTATGACAGTATCTTTAGTTGCTTCTACCCAAACTAGTCCGTCAAGCTCATCTAGAGCAATTACAATTTCGGCCAATGTAGGCGGAGTTGCCTCTCTAAATTTTAACGGAATAGAACTGCTAGTGTAGGTAATAGTAGTATTATTAAAGTCGCCGATACCGTAAAAATCATCATACACTTTTGAATCTCGAATTAACGGCATAGCATTGCCGATTAATTCAATAGTTCCGGTAGCACCAAATCTAGTATCACCGTAGAGCATAACATTGTTACCGTTATTTTGAGCGGTAACACTAAATCTTAAAAACTGATCTTCGAGATCAACTAAATCTTCCTGAGGAATAGTTACTGTAGCAATTCCTTTAACAGTAGCACTGGGAGTTAATGTATATGGACTATTAGTTAATGCGTATCCCGCTTGATCCATAACATTTAGCTCAATGTCTGTTATCTCTACAACATCTCCGTTGTTGATTACTGCTAGTGTAAGACGCTTTTGATCTGCATTCTTAATGTCAAACTCTAGGGTATTATCGATACCATTATAAATTTTTATTTGTCGTTGATACACAATAGTCCACTCCGTTAAGAATCCTGCCAAATCAGCAACCAATTGATACCTGTTCTTATATAAATACGTTGAAATTTTTTGCATCGGCAACCTCTAATGTATTTATGGTAAAATTAAGAGAAAACGTAGAAGAACAACTACCCTTTGTGTCCGTATTAAACTACGGCAGTGAAGAGTACGTGGGCATAATAATAAATCAAGATCAGTACGTAACTAGTTTCTACGATCTTAATTCTATTAAGACATTAGAAGAAAAAACTGCATTTTTAGAGCTAGGAGAGACATGGTGGTGGGAATCAAATAGACAAGTTCCGATTAGCATTTTTCTTAGAGTACCAATAGAACCTTTTAGGTATGCTATTAAAACTTTTAATTCAAAAGATACCCGTATAGTATTAGGGCCAGTGGTAAATCTTATGAATTTAACTGTAAAGCGAGTAAAGCGCAAATCAGTACAACTGGTTAGACGCTCTATATAAACTCGTAGCTAATCGATTCACATATCAAATTCATCTGTACTGCAATTACTTGTGCATAAGCTACAGCATGTGACTTTTTAAAGTAATAGTCATCATTCTCCGGTTTAATCCAAATATCTTTCATCACTTCGTTCCAAGTCTTCCCAATCAGATATTTCTTTGCCGGTCGGATCATTGCTAAAACTGCGGCTAATTGTTCTATATTCATCGGCTTCATAGCCCGTAATACATCTCCATATCCGTTTATATGGAACAGTAGATTTGTAAATTCGTCTTGTTCTAATAGATCCCATAACGGCTCAGTCTCCATCAATCTAATCAAGTGAGCTTCGTCTTTTATGCCGTTATATACACTTACATTTAAAAAATCAATTTTAAAATATCCTCGGGCGTCTGCTGTTTTATAATCTATTGTACTAAAACCTGTAATAGGATTATACGGAATAGAATGGCAGTATACTCCAGTATTATGTTTTTTTAAACTACCGTCCCTACCATTTATGACCGCAGTAACATGTTGTAGCGTATTTAATGCAATTTCTCTGTCTGGAAAGTCGATATCAATATCAGGCATTACAAGTTTGCCTCCTTAACTACTTTATGGACTAGTTCTATATCAAAAGAATTTGTACGAAACTTCTTACCCCAGAACACGGGATCAATTATACTGCCCACAGCTTCTAATTGCTCGTCACTGAACTTGGCTAGCATATCTCTGCCCGACTTGCAGTTTAACATTAACCAAGGACTTACCTTGCCGTCTTTAATGTCAAAAGTTGCCCTACTAAGACTTACGTAATTGAAATAATGATTCCATAGGCTCTTGTTTGTATCGGCCCAGGACATCATATGTGATACGCTTCTTTCCATGGCAGTTTCGACATTTTCAGTTTTAATTAAGTTAATTACATATTTTTCGTAGAGTTCTTCTCTGCACCAATGATCCAACTTTACACCGCTTTTCAATACATAGTCAATGTAATGATCAGGATATAGAGGATTTATATTTGATATAAAACTACCAAACTTTGTAAATGCATTGTAGTAAGGACTACGTGCGAATTCGTCATATGTTTTTATATCTTTTGACTTCTGTACTAATTCATAGAATCTGACAAAGGCTGCGTACCCTAGCTGTACATGTTTTTCATTTTTTGCTAGGTGCCTGCGCTTTTGTTCGCACATGTGAACAATCAGTGTCTTCTCTTTCATAAAGGCACTGTTACAATGTGTACAAATAAAGTCTTTATTTACAGGTTTCAAAGTTAAAATCATTTAAACAATTTTTCAATTTGTTTATCATCATACCCGTGCTGACGAGCAAGTTCTCGCATTTCTTTTCCAGTCATTAGTTGTAACATTACTTCAATGTCGTCTACTTTTGCCGTAGGATGTATCTCCATTAAAAACTTAGCACTCTTAGTACTACCTTTAGTTTTTTCTAGTTTAATCCATTCGTGAAAGAATATCTTCTTGCTTTCATGACTGCACATACACAATAATTGCCACAATAATTTAGGATGTTTCTGTAATATATTCCAATGCTTATTGTAGTACTCGTTGACAGTTAATACAAAATGTTCTTGTATTTCTCTGCTTTGGCCTTTAACATTTGATATGAATCTATTAAGAATAAAGAATTCGCCTTTAAGAGCCTTTTGTTGCTCATCTGTCATCTCATCCCACAGACCTTTGTAGCCGACATCAATGGCTGCAAGTTTTTCTTTTAGTTCAATCTTTTCACTCATTGTGGTTTATCTTTGCTTAAACGATATACTAGTATAGCACGATCTAGGGCCTTTTGTAAAGCAGGATTGGTCTTTGCTTCTCTATGAATTTCACCCCACAACTTACTTTCTCGTATCTGCTCAATTAACGGCCTGCCATCGCTGGTACGGGGATCGGGTTTACCTTCCATTTCGTATTTGTATCCAATCAACTTACGTTCTGTTTCACCGAACTCGCGGGCATATATTTCTTCGCCGTTGCGTTCGTAGATATAAGTTGCACCCGGTTTAAGCGTTCCCATATTACAAAATTTTATCTAATAGTATAATTTCACTTTGACGACTAATTTCTTTAACAAAGTATGAACAATTTGGTTTGTGTCCTAGTTGTGTAGGAACTGATAATAATTGTCCATTCTTCATTTTTGGAAAGTACCATTTAACGTCATTGTAAAAATTAATAATTTCAATTCGTTTAAACTCTACTCTAAAACTACTAAGTGGATTAAACACCAGAGCTTCAAATCCCCTATCATTTAAACTGGTCAATGGCAATATCTCAATATCGCTGGCACTGCTACTATCGCCAACTGCTATACACCAATCTAATGGCATACTAATTTCATCTTCGCCAATTCTAAGTACCATTGCGGGTGCATTAAAACTTTCAAGAAATATTAAAGGCATAAAAAAGAAATCAGGTTCTTTAGGGTCGCTGTTATCTAAGACTGCAAATCTAGTGTTTTCGTCTACCTCATCTGGAAGATTATTTAATTCAAATGTTGTGTTGTCTAATGTTAATATATGCATAATTATTTTTGCCAGTCTACTTTTTCAATCGTAAACGGATATTTGGCTTCCTTATAAAATTTCTTCCTCTCTGTAAGATGCTTTTTTGCATATTTACAGGTTGATGTGATGTCCCAGATTTGAACGAAGTCTTTGTCTTCGGCTTTTCGAATACCTCGGCCAATGCTTTGTATAACGCGAACAAAGCTCTTTCCGGGTTCCAAAAGAACCATATTAAAAATCCTAGGGATATTAATACCCACAGCGGCCACACCATAAGTCGCCACAATAATCTTGTTATCACTTGTTTTAATTTCGTCATATTCTTCTTTACGATCTTTAGTTTTAACTGCACCGGATACAAATACAGCCTCTGGCAATTCGTTTATTATAAATTTACCCGTCTCGATTCTATTAACTAATACTAGAGTGTTTCCACTTTCTGATATTGTATTAATTAGTTTACTAATAAACGCCATCCTATGATCATCAGTGACAAGATATTTGTTTTCTTCGGCATAACTTCTAAATTCTTGTACATCAACTAACTGTGCCACATTAACATGGCAGTTTGATAACACACCACGTTCTTGTAATTCATGGGCACTAATACCACCTATAACTGGTCCTATGCTGGCAAATATACTTTCGTTTTCAAATGCTTCTTTGGGAACTGTACCTGTTAGTCCCCAGCGAATAGGCGCATTAGATAAGTTTTGTGTAAGCAGATTTTTAAGTACTTCGGCCTTGGCCATATGTACCTCGTCAACAATAACAGTCTTAACTCCGTCAAGGAATTCAGCTAGTGTTACTATGCTGTGTTCAAGATTCTTACTTTTCTTATCTAAGATGTTTAATGATTGCCATGTACATATAGTGTGAGTTTTGTTAAGATCTTTACGGTCACCGTAGTATACGCCGACATCTAATCCCACGTTGACAAAGTCTTCTTCAGTTTGTTCTACTAGACTTTTATTAGGAACAATAACAATAGATCTTCCTATCTTTTCACAGAGATGTGCCAGTGTAGCAGTGGTAATTGTTTTTCCCGCACCTGTGGCAATTTGTTGTAATGCTTGTGGATTTTCCAAGAATAGATTGATAGCTTCAATTTGATAATCTCGAAGCATGATAGGTTGTCCTTCTTGTGGATGACCTACAGGCCACACCTTACCTTGATCGGCCCAATATGTTTCTGTTACAGCATTAAATGTTAAGTCATGCTTGAGTCTTAGGTCTTCAATTTCTCCAATTTCAACACCTAATTTATTCAATACCTCAAGAATTTTCTCCATTTGATTTAGGTATCCGTTACCACCTAGACCAAACAAACTAACCATGCCGTCCCATCGACCTAGTTTGTATGCAGGATGATATTTGGCATAAGGTATTTCATATTTGAAGGTATTTGCTAACTTTCGTCGTGCTTCAACATCAAGCCCTTCGAGCTTAATATTCACTTCGTCTTTAATAATCAATCTACATGTCATGTGCTAATAACTAATGGTAATTTATCTGTATAGTATACTATCAAATCACAATTATTGCAATAGACAGAAGTTTTATTATGCCTTAAACTATTAGTAAAGGTAATAACACTATTTGGTCGCCAATCTGTTTTTAGGAAAAATTTTGCCAGCTTTCCATTAACTGCTCCGGCAATTTTTGTGGTAGTATCTAATGGTTTATTAAATTTCTTAGTGGCAATTCGTTGATTGAAATCTTGTCCTTTACCTACATTCTTAAATCTAAAATAAATTCCCACATCATCAATGAGATTCTTTTTAGTTAAAACTGCCGACAGCATGTCTATCTGCTTAAGGCACTCACTTTCTGAAAAATTACTAAAAACTAGCAAAATTGGCAATTTTTTCAAGGCTACTAAAGAGTCAACTAATTCTTCAAAATTATATTTTGTTGACTCAACGAAAACCTTGTTTGACGTCCTATGGGCAATGATTTCTTTTAAGGTGCTAGGCTCAGTTTTTGGTGAAAATTGGTACTGATACCGAATTTTTCGGTCTGCAAAAAGGAGTTCGTCAGTGGATGAGTTTAACTCTAATTCGTCTTCTAACTTGTTTAGGATTTTTTTGTTGTCCAGGGTCTCAAGTTGAAATTTTGATGCCATTTCATCTTTAGACCATGATGTGATGGTATTATAAAATACCAAAATTTCATCAGAAATATCAAAATTTTCAGGTCTAAACGCATCTACTGTTAACACTACGTTTTTTTCTGATAACGGTACTAACGCTGTTTTACTGTTGTGTGTGTTTATATTACTGCCACCATTTTTTTCTATACTTGCAATTATTTTTGTAATGTATGAATTTAAAACGGTCTCAATTTTTATGAATTTTTCGTCATTGACGCTAAAAATGGTGATTTTTTTAGGATCGTCACTATCTCTAAATTGTTTGGACCAACACGGGTCATCCAGTGATTCGGGTAACTTAGACCCTAGAAAATTTAAGTGTTTAAAATTTTCAGTTAGTAATTTAATTAATAACTTACTTTGATTTTCGGTGATAAAATTTGGAGATTTTACCAGATTTGCCAAATTTCTTAAAATACGTAGGTCACGTCTGGAAATAGACAACGTGAATTTTTCAAATCCGTAATTTTCAATTTGTAAGAGTAAATTATCAATTGTAATCATAAAGTAATTTTAACACATTACAATTAGAAAGTCAAGAATTAAATTGATGCGTCTTCCATTCCGGCAATCCGCAGTTTTACAATGTTGGTCAGTTGCCATTGCTTTTGATCTAGCGCCTTAGTGATGCCTAGCCATCGATTTCTTAACAAGGCAAACTCATTAATGATTTTTTCAAAGTCAACAACGTCAACTTCACCTTCTACAAATTTTTCGCAGTCTCTACTACTTAGAGCACGTTGGTAATTTTCGAGATATTTTCGAAAATGCATACTTCTAAGACGGCGAAGTTCAATGTTGAGATATTCTAAGATAGCTTCAATTTCTTGCAATTGGTTAAACCTATGTTCCACGACGCCTGGCATACTGGCTGCTGCCTTTTCAATATTCCCCGCTATGCGAGCATCTAACTTTGCAGCCTGTAATTCGGCATTGAAGTATTCAACAGCGTCAGGAATGTAAGAAATGTCTTTGCTTATCTTAGAATACCACATACTTAATAATCTTCGTCGTCTTCGTAGTACTCTGGCTCTTCGTCATCAGAATCCTTGTCAAGATAGTAATTGATAGCATCGTCGAGCATGTCGCATGAACCTAGCGCATCTTCAAAAATTTTATCACTCACACCGTGATCTGCCATTAAATCAACAAATCTTTCAGCGGCTGCATCTTGTACTTTTTTGTCTACATATTCTTTAAACAAAAGCCAAATATCACCAATTTGTGTCTCATTCAACATCTTCTTTGTTCTCCTCTAAAATGGGCATTGATTTTTTAGTTAAATGATAATTCTTCATTATCATATCTAATTTATCATCTATCCAATCTTTTCGGTAGAATACGAACTCTTCTCCGGTAGTTGGATCGACCCACTTTAGTCGATTACCTTGTTGTACTAATAGTCCTGCTTTCTCAAAAAGATCAACAAGACCGCTATAAGGGTTCATACCTGTTTCGTATGGAATTTTAATCTGTAGTGTTTCAAAAGGTTTAGCATAACGTGTTTTCATAATCTTACATGCGGCACGAATACCATTTACTTCTGAAACTTTATTACCATTCTCATCTTCTTTGAGTTTGAGTTTTTTCATAGCAACAACTATTGAACTTGCGTAGACAAACCCTTGTCCACCACTAATTTTGTCGTCTGGATCAAACATATCTTGGCTTGCGTATGTGTGATTAGTACAGACCATACCCACATTATAACTACCAAACATGTTAACACAGTTACGAACCAGTGCCGTTAGTGCTTTGGGTTTACGACCCATATCACCTTTCAAATCACCTGCTTCAAACTGATTAATGTCTGTGGGAGTAAGTAACATGCCCAATGAGTCTATGACAAACATGACCTTGGGACGTTCTGACATTTCCTTATACTCTTTCATGAACTCATGAATAGTTCTAGCCACATCGTCAATCATAGCCATATTGAGTTTAAGAAGTTTTTCTTCACTGGTATCCACACCAAGTGCGTGTAACCATTTTTCGTCAAGTGCATTTTCGCTGTCAATTAAGATAACATATATACCTTGTTCTTGTGCGTTCTTAACAATGTTACCAGAACAAATATATGATTTACCTGCACCACTTTCACCTGCAAACACAGTAACCTTGCCCAGTGGAATGCCTCGATTGAAGTCTCCACTGATAAGATAATTTAGAGCATAGTTGCCAGTACCAACCCAATCGGTGGGGTCGTTAAAGCCAACACCTAGACCGTCAATGCTCTTGGTCAAGGTTTTACGAAACTTCGATAAATCGAAGGCTTTTGTAGCCATAATTATTTTCTCCTATGATGATAACCTGGGCGTACGACTGAGTCGCAGAGGCCCAAGCTGTGTTTCACTTATGCTTTCTGACGATTGCGAATCATTGCCAAGATGTCTTGGGCTTTGCTGTCGCCACCGGATGCAGGAGTGCTGTCTGCTTTTGGCGCAGGAGTGCTAACAGTACGACCACCGTCAAACGGTACGTCGTCAATGTCTACTACTGCCGCTTTGGCTTTTGAAGAATTAGGATCTCCAGTTGCCTGACCCATACCTGCTGGTTTGAAGTATTGCCCCCAACGAGCCATATCAAATGCTTCGCCGTCTACTGACGCTTCAAACATTTCTTTGATAACTTTAACTTCGACTTCACCTGGCTTCTTGGGCAAGTAATCTTTAAGATTATACAAGCCATGGGCTTTGAGTGCGTCTTGTTCGCCGTCATTTAATGGGCGAGTTTTACGACTCCACTTGCTAGTAGAGTAGTCAGCATAACCACCTTTACTAGTCTTGATCAATTTAAAATCAACACCGTTGACCAAATCTGTTGGCAGGTCTTCCATTTCTGGATCCAACAATGCGCCACGAATCAATTGGAAGATCTGTGGACCGATGATGAATCTACGTACTGGATTTTCTGGCTTGCTTTCCTCTTTAAGGCCATCGTCACCAACGAACCCTTGGAAAATGTAACTACGTTTCTTCCAGTACTTACGGCCTTGGTCTTCAAGACTTGGATCTTTAAACCAACCACGTACTTCTGCAAGAATTGGGCATGTCTCGCCATACATTTCCATGCAGGGAACATTTACGGTTACTTGTTTGCTTTCTGATTCACCTTTGACTCCGGCGAATGGCAATTTGATCATTGCACGTTCTACCCAGAAAAATGTGTTATCAGGATTGCCGTCTGGTAAAAAACGGACTGTTGATTCGGAACCTTCTTTTAAATTCCAGAACGGATAAATTGAATTATCTCCGCCTGTTCTTTCTCCGCCTGTTGAGCGGGTTTCTTGTTCCTTTAGTTTTGCGCGAATTTCAGCTAATGATGCCATGATTATCTCCTATTGTTAGCCTATTTGTTTTGCCTATATTGTTTTACACCTTGTAAAACAAAAAACGCATACATGTTATTGTATACGTTTTTATTTAGCTTTGCAAGAGATATCTTGCTTAAAACTGAGTTATTTCACCAATTATCTATGATGTACTAGATTAATAATTCTGCTCAATTCATCATTCTTAAAGCTAACCGATTCAGCCGCTGGAGCATTTGGTACAGCCTTTCTCATTCTAGCAAGAATAAATTTATCAGTTGGGTCAGCGCCACCGAGCCACTTTAACTGTGCAGGAGTAGGTGCAGGGCCACCATCCGCCGCAGCACCTGGTGCTGGTTGAGCTGCTTGTCCAGCAGGTGGTTTATTTCCGCCAAATAGGCCTTTAAGAGCGTTTAAATTCGTTTGGCGATTAGCATCATCTGCACCAACTTGTTGTTGTGCCGCAGCATCTCCTGGATATGTTTTACCTCTGTTGCCAGGCAATCCTGCCCAGGCAATTTCAAGATCAGACCTTGATTTAAGTGCGCTACCATCACCTGTTTTCCATTGTTGACCTGATACAGGACTTGTAACTGCGGGTTGTACTGTAGATAATGGAGCCGGTTGAGCTGCTTGTCCAGCAGGTGCTGCTGCAGGCGTAGTTTGATCGCCACCTTGGCCTGCATATGATGGACCAGCTCCGCCTTTATTACCGCCACTGTTTGAATAACCCGCCATTGGATTAACTGCTGCTGTCGGATCTGCTGCTGTCGGATCTGCTGCTGGTGCTGCTGCTGGCGTAGTTTGATTGCCGCCTTGGCCTGCATATGACGGATCAGCTCCACCTTTATTCCCGCCACTGTTTTTAAAACCTGCCATTGGGCTACCTGAACCAGTTGGAGCTGCTGGGTTTGCTGGGCCTGCTGCTACGTTAACATCATTAACGCCGCCTGGGACTATTGCTTGAGCTTGACTAGCATATGGACCAACTGGCTTTGGTCGATTTGGATCCAATGCTGGATCTGCGGCAACCGGTGCTGGTTCTGCGGCA